CTAGAGCCGCCGCGCTCCCAGCGCGGCGGCCCGGGCCAGCATCTGCGCGATCTGCGCCTCGGACCTCAGCAGGGCCGGTGCGCCGCCGTCGACGCTGACGTTCACCGTCACGCCCCCGCCGCCGCCTCGGCTCTCGATCACGCCCGATCCCGACGGCCGGAACACCTCCGGTCCCCGCTCCCCGACCAGATAGGCTCCGCCGCCCCGCACCGCGCCGCCATCGGCCCGCGCGCCGCCGAAGCCTGCCGCGCCCGCGACCGCCCGGGCGATCGCCTCGCCCAGCCCGCCCGATCCGCCGACCCCCGCCCCGAGCGCGCCCAGCACGGCGCGCGCCAGGTCGCCCAGCGTCACCTCGCCATCCGCCGCCGCCCGCGCCAGCGACCGGGTCAGACTGGCCCCCGCCCGCCCGAACGCTTCCTCGATGCTCGACGCCGCCCGCTCCGCCGGCTCCCGCAAGGCCTCCAGCGCCGCCGCCGCCTCCGCCGCCCTGGCCGGGATCGTGTCCAGTGTCTGGTCGGTCATAAATCCTCCCCCATCGGGGGAGGGGGACCGCGAAGCGGTGGAGGGGGCCAGCCCCGGACACCCCGCTCGCGGCGAACCCCCTCCGTCACGACGCGAAGTTGCGTCGCGCCACCTCCCCCGAAGGGGGAGGAAAATCCGGCCACGCCTGCATCAGCGCCTCGACCTCGGCGCGCCCCATCGGCACCGGCCTCCCGGCGACCGCCGTCAGCATCCGCCATTCCTTCAGCGACAGCCGCCAGAAGGCCTCCGGCGACACGCCCAGCGCCACCGCCGTCCGCAGCATCGCGCCCCAGCCCGTCTCAGCCATCGGCCGAGGCCACGAACGCCACCGCCACGGCCTCGGCCGCCTCGACCGGCGACACCGCCACCCGGTCCAGCTCGCCCGCAAACGCGCCCTCGCCACCGCCGCGCAACAGCGCCGCCAGCACCGCCATCAGGTCTGCGGCCGACAGCGCCCGCATCCGCGCACCCAGCGCCTCGACACCCGCGACCCCCAGCGCCGTCTCGATCTCCGCCAGGGCCCCCAGCGTCAGGCACAGCCGCCGCGGCTGGCCCGCCAGCACCACCACTGCTTCGCCCCGCGCCCCATTCTCCCCCCGCCGGGGGGAGAGGGCCGCCGGGCCCGAGGGGGGGCCGTCCGTCCCGACCCCGCTCACAGCGCGCTGAACCCGACCGCCCCGGCGCTGGCCAGGCTGATGGCGAACGTCGCCTCGCCCTCGTGGTCCCCGGCATACTCCAGCGCCGAGACCAGGAACGGCCCCTCCAGCACGCCGAAATCCGGCACGATCAGCCGCCAGGTCTTCAGCCCCTGATCGAAGAAGGCCTCGCGGATCGCGGCGTCCGAGGCGGCGTCCCGAAAGATGCCCTGCCCCGACACCGCCGCCGACTTCACTCCCGCCCCGCCCAGCAGCTCGCGCCACCGCCCGGCGCTGTCGGCATCCGTCGCATCGACCGTCCGGGCATTCAGCGAAATCGTCCGCGCCCTCAGGCCCGCGACCGTCGTGAACACGCCCGGCGCACCCTCGATCTTCAGCAGTATGTCCTTGCCCCGTTGAGCGGCCATGTCTCATTCCTTTCTGCGATCCCTCTCCCGGAGGGAGAGGGCTTGAGCGTCCAAGAGCGCAGCGATTAGAAACGCGAAAGGGTGAGGGGTTTCTCTCTCACCGGCTCCCACCTGACCCCTCACCCTTTCGGCTTGCGGATCGCGTTGCTCTCCGAGCCTCAAGCCCTCTCCCTCTCGGAGAGGGGTCGCTAAATCTCCTCCGTCACCGCGCGCACCCGCACGACGCCCCAGACCCGCTTCTGGTCGAGCGACCGGAACACGTCGGCATAGGTCGCGCGGATCGACACGGTGCGGACCCCGTCCGCCTCCAGCGTCACGTCGTGCAGTGCCGCCCGCACGGCCGCCAGCACGGCCTTGGCCTCTTCCGTCCCGGCAAACCGCGAGGCACAGCGCAGGCTCAGCGTGTGCTCCACCCCGCACCCGTCCGCCGCCACCGGCCGGCTTTCGGACCGCCCGATCGCCAGCCACGGCCAGACCGAATCCGCCGGTGCCGCGTCCCAGACCCTGGCCGGGTCCCCCAGCAAGGCCCGAACCGCGGTGTCCGCCCGCAGGTGCCCGATCAGCGCCTTCTGCAGCGCGCCCTCATGATCCCTCATCGGCTGCGCTCCAGGCCCAGGCGCATCCGCCCCGGCCGGTCCGGGTCCGCATCGACCGCCGCGATCGTCCAGTCGGCCCCGCCGAACCGGATGATCCGCCCCTCGGCCAGCCTCGGATCGGCCCGTGTCTCGCCCGTCGCCACCTCGATGGCCGAGGTCCCCCCGGCCTCGGTCGCCTGCCGCCGCCGTCGCCCCGCCAGCCTCAGCCAGACCGACCCCAGAGGCTCATAGGAAATCGCCCGCCCGCCATAGGGCGTCTCCGCCTCCACCCGCTCCAGCAGGCTGGCCAGCACCCTGAACCCGCTCACAGCCGCACCACGCGATAGGGCGCGATCCAGGCCTCCACCGGGCGGATCGACATCTCCTGTTCCCCCCGCTCATAGGCGCGCAGGGCCAGCATCAGGATTGCCAGCCTCAGCGGCGCCGCCGAGGTCGAGGTCAGGCCCAGGCCCACCTCCCCCTCGACCCTGGCCTTGGCCGCATCGATGAGCGTCTGGATCAGACTGTCCTCCGCCGCGTGCTCCACGCGCAGGAACAGCTTCGCCTCCGTGAGTGTCACGGGTGCGGTCATGGGAAATCTCCGATGTCGGGAGGTTGGAGTGCGATCCTCTCCCTCCCCGTCCGGGGAGGGTGGTCGGAGCGCAGCGGAGACCGGGTGGGGACGGCAAGGCAAAACAGGCTCAGAGTTGCGCCCGGTCGCCCGGTCGCCCCCACCCGGCGCTTCGCGACCTATGCGGAGCCGATCGTATACGATCGGCCCGCGCCCCCGAGGGGGAGGGAGAACGCCGTCGTCAGCTCACAGCGAACTTCATCACCTTGATCGCATCGAAGTTCTGCACCCCGCCCCCGACCCGCTTGGTCGTGTAGAACAGCACATAGGGCTTGGCCGAATAGGGGTCCCTCAGCACCCGCACCCCGGCCCGATCGACGATCAGATACCCCCGCTGGAAGTCCCCGAACGCGATGGCAAAGCTGTTCGCCGCGATGTCCGGCATCGTCTCGATCTCGGTCACCGGATAGCCCAGCAGGCTGGCCGTCTCGCCCGGCCGCGTCGCCGGGGCCCAGATGTAGTTGCCGTCGGCGTCCTTGAACTTGCGCACGGTCGAGACCGTCTTGCGGTTCATCACGAACCGCCCGTTCGGCCGGAACCGGGCCTTGGGCGCATAGATCAGGTCGATCAGCCTGTCGGACGGGTTGGACGGCACAAACGCCCCGGCCGCCCCCGACGCCACATGGCCGATACTGCCCCACGCCTGGCTCGCATCCGCCACGATCGGATAGCTCAGGAAGCCCTTGGGCTTGTTCGTCCCGTCGCCGCTGACGAAGGCCTGGGTCTCCTGGGCGGCAAAGGCATCCTCCACCTCGGCCGCCAGCCATTCGTCCAGATCGACCAGGGCGTCGTCCAGCAGGGCCTGGGTCGCCGCCGGATTGGCGTAAAGATCAGCCGAGGGGAACTCGAGCAGCGCCAGTGTCGCCGGATCCGTCTCCGGCCGCGCCGCCGTCTCGGCCACCCAGCCGCTGGCGATCCCCGCCGTCGATACCGGCTTTCGGAACACGCCCGACGCCACCGTCCGCACGGTGGCGATCTCGCGCATCGGACTGGTCGCCATCAGCCGCCGCTCGATCGCCCTTTCTGTTTCGGGCGGCACGACATAGCCGCTCGAGGTCGGTGCCGAGCTCAGCCCCGCCTTCACCTCCAGCCCCAGCTCGCGCCCGGTCCGCACATAGCCGTCGAACGCGGCCTTGGCTTCCAATCCTCCCCCGTCGGGGGAGGTGGCTCGACCGAAGAGAGAGACGGAGGGGGCAAGTCCATCCCCCACCGCCGGCCGCCTGGCCTCCGACAGCGCCCGGTCCAGACGCGCCTGCGCCTGCCCCACCGCCTGGTCGATCCGCGCCACCTTCTCTTCCAGCAGCGTGTCGGCCGACGCCTTCCTCTCGATCTCGTCCAGCCGGGCATCGTTGGCCCCTTTGAACGCCTCGAACGCCGCCATCATCTCGTGCATGGCGCTGCGCGCTTCCGGCGAGGCGGAAGCCTGTTTGGTCTCTTTCATCGTGTCTCCTGTTGAGTGATGTCCTCTCCCTCCCCCTCGGGGGAGGGGGATCGAAGCGAAGCGAAGACCGGGTGGGAACGGCCGGCACCCCATCGTGTGGCCTTGCCTTGCCGCCCCCACCCGATCGCTTCGCAATCTGCCCTCCCCCCGAGGGGGAGGGAGAATTCACAGTCGCACCGGCCTGAACCGCGCCCCCGGCAGCATCGGAAACGTCACCAGCGACACCTCCCACAGCTCCACGCCGCTCAGCACCCGCAACCGCCCGTCCCGCCGCGCCCTCGCCGCCCGGAACCCGATCGACAGCCCGTCCAGCGCCCCGGCCCGGCTCAGCGCCTGGGCATAGCGCGCCTCGGCCGACCAGTCGGCGATGCAGCCTCGAACGAACAGCCCGCGCTCGTCCTCGACCATCTCGTCCCAGACGCCGACGACCGCCCGGCTCTCATGCTGATGCAGCATCCGCACCCGCTGCGCCCCGGTCCGCTTCAGGCTGTCGGCGAACGCGCCTTGCGCCACCACATCCCCGTTCAGATCCGCCACGCCCCACAGGGAAGCGTAGCCATGGATCGGAAGCGCACCTTCGTTCTCCCTCCCCCTCGGGGGAGGGCAGGTCGCGCAGCGACCGGGTGGGGGCGGCAAGGCAAGGCCGCAATGTTCAAGGTATCGCTCGCCCTGCCCTCCCCACCCGGTCTCCGCTGCGCTCCGACCACCCTCCCCCGAGGGGGAGGGAGAAGCCTGCGCCGCACCCCTCACTCCCCATCCTCCAGCCGCGTCTCGATCCGCATCAACGCCGCCCGCGTGGCGATGCCCTGCTCCTCCAGCCGCGCCAGCCGTTCGGCGACCAGCCTCTGCTCCCCGACCCGGTCCTCCAGCGTCGCGATCCGCGCCGCCGCGCCCCCGGCCCAGACCAGCCCGCCGATCGTCTGCACCACCAGCGCGACCAGCAGCCCGGTCGCCAGTTTTCGAATGTCGTCCATGGTTTGCTCCGCTCCGGGTTGAGTAGCGAGTGGCGAGTGGCGAGTGACTGTCGCAGCAGGAGCCACCATCAACCGGCCCAAGCTGTCGAATGAACGGGCAATCACTCGCCACTCGCCACTTCAGGCCCCCACCCCCGCCATCCGTCGACGCTCCTCGTCCGACAGGAAACCCGCCCCCGACAGCCGCGCCCACAGGGCGTCGCGCTCGGGCTGCAGGGCCGGCACCGCGTCCAGGTCCGGCTCGATCCGCACGCCGTCAAAGCGCCCGCCCAGCCAGCCCGTCAGCGCCCCGGCCGTCTTTCGCGCCAGCGGCACCACCGTGCCCCGCCAGAAGGCCGCATTGGCCTCGCGATAGTTGGCATAGGTCGCATCCCCGGGGATCACCAGCAGCTGCGGCGGCACGCCGAAGGCCAGGGCGATCTCACGCGCCGCCGCATGCTTGCCGGCGATGAAGTCCATGTCGGCCGGGCTCATCGACATCGGCTTCCAGTCCAGCCCGCCCTCCAGCACCATCGGCCGGCCGGCATTCCCCGCCCCCGCATGAGCCTCGCCCAGCTCGGCCTTCAGCAGGGCGAACTGCGCCTCGGTCAGCCGCTCCCCGTCCGCCCCCTTGAACACCAGCGCGCCACTGGGCCGCGCGGCATTGTCCAGCAGCGCCTTGTTCCAGGCCCCCGAGGCATTGTGCACATCGATCGCCGCGGCCGCCGCCTCCAGGGGCGAAAATCCATAGTGGTCGTCGGTCGGGTTCCACAGCTTCAGCTGCATCACCGGCATCCAGCCATCGGCCTCGCGCCCGATCCGGACCGAGCGCCCGCCGACGGCGTATTCATAGGCATCCGGCCACCCAGCGCGCCCCGGCACCACCTGCACCCGGTCCGGCCTCAGCGACCACAGCTCATCGGGCTGCCCGTCCCCGACCGCCTCGACATAGGCATTCCCGGCGGTCTGCAGCGCGCCATAGAGGCCCTCCAGCCATTCGGCCCCCGACTGCTCAGGATTGGGCTGTCGCAGCAGAGCCGCCACCGGATGATCGTCGTCGCGCACGCCGCCCGCGAACACCACCAGAGGTGTCGCCGCACAGGCCTCGGCGATCATCCGCACGCAGCGATAGGCCACGGCATTGCGCGCAAATCCCTCGCGCGCCAGGTTGCCATAGTCGCGCGGAGTCCAGCGCGGCCGGCCCGCGCCGGTCACCGCGATCAGTGGCCCGGCCCGACTGGCCTTGGTTTCCTCCGGCGCGCCGGGCGCAGCCTTCCGCGCCCGGCGCGACGGCCAGTTCAGGATCGCCATGTGTTTTCCTCGGACAGGGTTCAGGCCGTGCCACCGGCCGGGAGGGGTGCAGCGCCGCGTCCCGGCACTCACCCGGGTGATCGGACAGGCCTGCTTGTGGCCATGTCAGATCAGTCGGATGCGCGGTCCTGCGGGCCGGTCCAGCAGCAGCTGCGAGATCGCCCAGACCAGGGCGTCGGCCCGGTCCGGACTGTGTCCGGGCGCTTCGCTGCCCAGAGCCATCAGTTCTTCTTCCAGGGCATTGAAGCGACCGCAATGGACCACCCTGCCCTGCTCGTACAGCGCCGCCACCGGCTCCGCCCGCGCCCGTTTTCCGCGCGAGGCGTGCACCAGCCTGACCCGGGTCCGGCACCCCGCCTGCTCCAGAACGGTGCGCACCATGTCTCCGCCCTGGTTGGCCTCGGCCACGATCTGGTCGGCCCCCACCATCTCGGCCGTCTCCACCACGCGCCGGGCCCAGCCCAGGGGTGTCAGGCCCCGCACCGACCGGTCGGCCAGGACATAGGCGATCGCACCATCGTCATTCCCGCGAAGGCGGGAACGACCGGCCGCCACGATCCCGCAGGCGTCGCCCGTGGTCGTGATCGGCGGATCGACCGCCACGATGATCTTCTCCAGCCGCTCGGGCGGCTCGCCTCGCGCCGCCGCGATATCCTCGGCGCGGAACAGCGCCCCTTCGCTCTCGACGACCAGCCCCTCCATCTCCTGGGCCTCCAGTCGTGTCCCGGCATACAGGTCGCGCAGATGCGCCAGATAGACGGGCGGCAGGTTCGCCGCGTTCGCATGTGTCGCGCCCCGCGTCGTACGCGTGCCCGGCTCGGACAAAAGCCTCTTCAGCGCCGCGATCGGCCGGGGCGTCGTCGTCACCACCAGCTGCGGGGCCTCCCCCCGGCGCAGTCCAAATCGCAGGTTCGACAGCACCCGCTCCGGCTCTCGCCAGGCACAGAATTCGTCGGCCCATGCCCCGTGAAACTGCGGCCCTCTCAGGCTGTCGGGATCCTCGGCCGAGAACGCATAGGCCATCGCACCGCTGCGGGGCCACACCAGCCGCTTGCGGCCCGCCTCCCAGCGCGGCCGGTCCTCGCCCTCGCCCAGGGCCTTCAGCCCTGACGGTCCCTCGACCATCACCTCGCGCACATCGTGCAGCGCCGGCCCGACCAGGGCGAAGGTGAAGTCGGAGGCCCTCGCCTTTTCATGCAGCCAGTGGGCACCGGCGAAGGTCTTTCCCGATCCCCGTCCCCCCAGCAT